AATATACAACTGATATTCATACAGCAAAACCGAAGCATAAGATTTACCTTCCTAAGGTTGGAATAAGACAATTTAAAATTCCTTTAAATTTATTGAGGAAAGATAAAAAGATACAACAAGTTGTTGCATCAGTAAGTTTTTATGTTGATTTAAAATCGAAGACACGTGGTACTAATATGTCACGGTTGCCTCGATTATTGTATGCTTGTATTGATTCAAGTATAAGTATTCAATTTGTAAAAAAAATTTTATTAGAAGCGTCAGATTTTTTAGAATCTCAGAATAGTTATTTAAAGTTGCGTTTTGTTTATCCTATATTAAAAAAGTCTCCAGTATCTGATAATAAAGCTTATGAATTTTATGATTGTGCTATTGAAGCAATATATATTAATAAAAAATTTCAGTATTTTTTAACGGTTAATGTTCCTTATATGTCTACGTGTCCATGTTCTGCTGAAGGATGTGAGAAGTTAATAAAGGTAAAGAAAATTAAGGCATATCCTCATGCACAAAGAAGCAATGCTGAAGTAACTGTAGAATTTAAAGAGAATAATATTGTTTATATTGAAGATTTAGTTTCGATGGTTGAGAAAGCGGTAAAAACTATACCCTATCCTATATTAAAAAGAGAGGATGAATATAAAGTAGCTGAGATGTCTGGTAAGTATCAGTTATTTGTTGAGGATGCTGCTCGAGTTATTGCTAATGTATTAAATAAAGATAAGAGAATAATTGATTGGTGTGTTGTATGTAATCATTACGAACAGATTCATACTCATGATGCTGTATGTATTGTTTTTAAAGGGAAGCGAGGTGGATTAAGATGACTTTGATATTTATAATTGGTAAAGTTGCTTCAGGTAAAGATTTTGTTGCAAATTATATATCTTCTAAGATTAATTTCCCTGTTATTAATATTAGTGATGTAGTGAAAAAATTTGCTGGTCAAAATGCAACTCGTGATGATCTTCAAGATGAATTTAGAAAACACAGCAATAATACTTGGTTATTAACTGAGATTATGAAACAAATAAAGAATTTAAATTATATAATTAATGGTATAAGAGAGCCTCATATTTTGTATAGTTTATTAAAATATAATCGAGATTTTTCGCTTATTTTGAAATTAAATTGTTCTGATGTGGTGCGTTATTTTAGATTATGTGATAGGCAACAGCAATTGGTAACAATAGAAGAGTTTCAGCGTATTAATGATAAAGATAAGTTGTTAGGTATAGATTTTTTAATGAATATGAAGAAAGATGATTTTAAAATGTTTAATTATAAAATAGAATTTTATGAGATTGATACTAATAGAGATCAGTCAGATGTTTTAAATTCTGTGATGTCAATTTTATCTAAACATTTGCTTTTGACTACAATATGACTTGATTTTTTATTAAAATATATTATAATATATTGAAAGTAGAATAAACTACAAGAGGCTGAAGAAGTATTAAAGATATTGAAGGGATTGGAATTAAATGAAGAGAGTTATACGAGTAAATGCTTTAGCATTAGAGAAACTAGAAAGAAAGGAGAGATATGTTGGTAAGAAATTGAAAAAAGGGCTATTTCAATCATCAATAGGTAAGCTAATTAATGCAAATATAAATGCAGTATTAAATATTTTAAGAAAAGTAGTCAATGATTTTGCTGTAAAGCAGATAATTGATACAGAGTTATTGTTTAATCCTGTAAAGATAAGAAATTTGTTTTCAATCTCTTTACAAACAAAAATGTTGAAAATATTATACAATTTTTAATATTTTTGATAACATTTTAAATTTTGGGGAATGGATAACTTTAGAGATAGGAGTGATTGTATGGAATCTTGGTTAGATTTATGTGTTTCTAAATTAGAGAAAGGAGGTGAAATGAGATGGAAAATGGGCAGAATGAAACAAGTCAGCATGGATTTACTATTTGTAGTGTTATTTTTGGTATAATTTCTTTAGGATTTTTTCCTCCATTGTTTGGAACTATTGGAGTAATTTTGGGCGCTATTGGGATGTCAAGAAAAGAAAATTATGCTATTATTGGAATTGTTATAAGTCTTGTTTCTATGATAATAGGAATGATTATGGGAACATTAGTTTTTTCACTTAATTCTTAATGATAAGAAGGTGTTTATAGTGAAACAAAGAATGTGAGAAATGTAAACAAATAATGTCTGAAATAACTACTACAGGAATTTTTTATAGATGTAATAATTGAGGACATAGTGAAAAGTTATTTAGAAGATCTGAAGTAGAGAATGCTACTATAACAATAGGAGAGAGGTGGAATAGATGAAAAAGGTGATATTGGATTTTAGTGAGAGAAGTATTATTGCTGAAGAAGAATATTTTTGAAGAAAGTAAAGAAGTAGAAATTTCTGATGAAAGTTTATAGAATATTAGATTGAATTTAAAAGGATAAAAGGGGTTAATTATAATAGGATAACATAATTGGAGGCTTTATGCAAATAAAAAAAGTTCAGTTAGCTGCACCTTATTTAATTATTATTACTGAAGATTTTTCTGTTATTGAACAAAGGTTTTGTAAAGAATGGAATATGATAAAGGATACGATTGAAGTTGAAGGTATTGAAAAAGGGCAAGTGAGCCGAGATATTGCAGAAGAAAAAATAGGTAAAGAAAAATTATATAGTAAAGTATTAGATGAAATTTTTCAACAAGCTATGATGCAAAATAATATAAATTATGTATCTGTTCGTAGTTTTAAAGTAAAATCTTTTGGTAGTGAAACAAAGCCTTTTATATTAGAGGTTGTGATAGATGTTGTTCCTGATGTTGTATTGGGTGAATATAAAGGATTACAGGTATTATCTGATAAAGTAGTTGTGAGTAATGAGGAAGTTGAGCAGGAAATAAAAAAGAGAAGATTTCAGAATGTTGAATATATATCTATTGATCAACCTGTTGATAATAATCATGTGATTTTAGTTGATTTAACAGTTTATCTTGAATCAGAAAAAAGAAGTATGAAATCGGAAGATTTGCGATTAGATTTAAGTGAAAATGCTTTACAAGATTTTGTTACTAATGTTGTGGGTATGAAAAAAGGTGAAGAAAAAACATTTGAAGTAAAATTGCCAAAAAACATAGATATAACAATACCAAAAGGAATTTATAAGATGCAAGTGTATATAAAAGATATTTTTGAAAAGAAATATTTAGATAATGATGAATTAAGTAAAAAATTTAATTTTGATACTTTTGATGATTTTAAGAAAAGTATTTATGATGAAATATATAAAATAAAATCAACATTTGCTCGCAAAAAAGTTGAATTAGATTTGATTGATAAAGTTGTTAAGAATTCTACAATATCACCTATTCCTGAAAGTATGATACAGCAGGAATTAGATATTATATTGAATTCTATATTAAAAGATTTGAATCTTACTAAAGAAGAATATTTTTCTCGAATGAATATTACTAGAGATGATTTTAATGCTCAATATATTAATTCTGCTATTCAATACATAAAAAGGTCTTTGATTTTAGATAAGATTATAGAATTGGAAAATATTACTGTTTCTGATGATGATATTAAAAATTTTTATGAAAAGGAAAAAGTCGATGAGAATTATGATAAAGAATATTTATCTGCATATATACAAAGGATTAAAGCAATTGATTTATTAGTTAGTACTGCTAAAATAATTGAAAAATGAAATTATGTATTCAATGTCCGATCAACTTATTAGAGAAATATGCTATTTTTTCTGATAATATTCATGTTGTTTATGCAGAATATATAGGGTATAATAGATATACTAAATTTTATCACACACGACAAAAATATTATAATGATGATATTATTCTTTTTGATAGAAGTTTTTCTTTAAGTTATAATCAGTTAATACAAAAGGCTAAAAAGGTATCAGCTACTCATATAGTTGCTCCTAGTTATCCTTTTGAATATTATAATAAAACGATAAATGAGGTAATGAATTTTATATCTTATTTAAAACAAATCAACCAACAACATTTTAAAGTTTGTGTTATACCTCAATCTAATTTAGATGATATTAAAGGATGGATTAAATCTTTTAAATTTTTTCAAAATGTAGATGAGATAGATATGATTATGTTATATTCTAAATCTGTGAGTGCTGTATTTAGTTTTAAAACCAATGATACTGAAATTGAAATAAATAGATTATACTTAACTCGTTTTTTGAAAGATAAAGGTGAGGTTTTTACAAAAAGAATACATTATTTAGGTGAAGGACAAAGGCTTCATTTTATTTCAAAGTATGATTATTTTTGTAGTATAGATGTTATGTCGCCTGTAATTGATGGTATTAAAGGTATTAAATATGATGTTAATTTAGGTCTTCCTAAGGATAGAATTTTGTATAATAATATTTTGGAAGAATTTGATGATGTTAATGAAGATATTGTATTGTGGAATTTGATGTGTGTTCGTAAATGGAGTAATGGTAATTGTCCTACAAATTATAGATTTTAATATATTAAGAGATCAAAAGGTAACTACTAGAAGAAAGATTGTATAAATGTTTAACAAACAATTAACTTTTGAAATATTTGATGAATCTCAAATTATGAAGAAAGATTTGAAACAATTGAAAAAAAATATTTTGACAAATCAAATTAACGATATTGATCTTTCAGAATGGAAAAAGTATAATTAAATTGTTACGGATAGTTTTTGGGTAATTAATAAGCGTGATACTTCTGGTGCTCATTCTAATTGGTATTGGGGGAATTTTGTTCCTCAAATTCCTCGTCAGATGATGTTGAGATATACAAAAAAGGGAGATTACGTTTTAGATACATTTGTTGGAGGTGGAACAACTTTAATTGAATGTAGAAGATTAGGTAGGAACGGTATAGGAATAGAATTAAATGCTGAAGTAGCACAAAAAGCAAAAGATATAATTGAAAGAGAACAAAATAGAGACAATGTGATTACTGAAATAGTTGTTGGTGATAGTAAAACGATAGATGTAAAACAAATTTTAGCTAAGTATAATATAAAACAAGTTCAACTTCTTATTATGCATCCTCCATATTATGATATTATTAAGTTTTCAAAAGATGAAGAGGATTTATCAAATGCAAAAAATATAGAAGAATTTTTAAGGATGTTTGGTATAGTTGTAGATAATGCAACACCATATTTAAAACAAGGTAGATATTTTGTTTTAGTTATTGGTGATAAATATTCTAAGGGTGAGTGGATACCTTTGGGATTTTATTGTATGCAGGAAGTATTAAAAAGAGAATATTTATTAAAGAGTATAATTGTAAAAAATTTTGAAGAAACACGAGGTAAAGGTAATCAAAAAGGACTTTGGAGATATAGAGCTTTAGTTGGTGGTTTTTACATTTTTAAGCATGAATACATAATGATATTTCAAAAGAAAGGGAAAAATGACTAATAGTAATATTGAAAATTACCTCAATAAAGTGTTTCTAAAAGACATCATGAAACTCTTAAAAGAGTTACCTTCTCAATGTGTTGATATGGTTTATGGTGATTCAGATTATAATGTTGGTGTAAAATATGGTGATAAATCTTATACTAAAACTTTTGATGAATATATTGAGTGGTACATTGAATTAGTGAAAGAATCTATTAGGGTTCTTAAAGATGATGATAATATGTTTTTAATCAACTATCCTAAGCAGAATGCTTATTTAAGAGTGAAATATTTAGATGAAGCATGTTATGAAGTTTCTGATTATGTTTGCGTTTATAATACAAATGTAGGGTATTCTTCGAAGCGTTTCACTACTGCTCATAGGAGTATCCTACATTGTAGAAAGACAAAAGATAATAAGTTTTTTAAAGAAAATGTGGTGGTGTCATATAAGAATCCAACAGATAAACGAATTTTACAAAACTTAGCCAATGGCTCAAAAGGAAGAATGCCTTATGATTGGTTCTATTTTGATTTGGTCAAAAATGTAAGTAAAGAGAAAACATTTCATGCTTGCCAAATTCCTCAGAAACTTTCTGAAATGTTAATTAAATCTTGCACTATGCTAGAGGATAATTGTTCTGATTTTATTTGGTGGTAGTGGTTCTGAAATGGAAGTTTGTAAAATGTTTAATAGACAATATATTTCAACAGAAATTGATGAAAAGTATTATACAATGATTCTTAATAGATTAGATAAAGGGAAAATTGAAGAAAAATACCGTTTAAATATGAAAAAAAACATAAAGTTAGAAATATTATAAATAAAAATATATAAATTATTAAAAAATATTTGACAATTTTAATATTATATGTTATAATAGAGTAGAATGGAAACTAAAGAAGTTTTTAAAAATTATCAATAAGAAAGAATAAATTTATAAAGAAATGAAAGTAAGTAGTCTTGAAAAAAATAAGTGTGGACTTATTTGAACGGGGGTAGAGGTATAGGTTAGTGCCAGTAAGGATTAATTATTCTTACAAACAAAAAATTTATTAAATTTTGTAAATAAAATTTAATGATTTTAATAATTTTGATAACCTTTTAAATGATAAAATGAAAAATAATTAATATATTAAAAAAAAACAAATAAAGGAGTTTTTATATGAGCAAACTAAAAAGAAAAAAATTTGAGTATATTATTGATGAAAAGATTAAAGAGATTGTGAAGAAAGTTATTGCAAAGGATCAGTATAAACGATATGATTTAGATTATATTGATGTAGATAAAATGTTTTTTGTACATGAAAAGGGTAGTAGACGTAAAAGATATTATAAAGATGTTTTTGCATTTATTCAAAAAATTAAAGAACCATATAGGACTTTAACAGGAAAGATTTATCTTCTAATAGTTACTGATAGATTTTATGAATTAGATGATAACCTTAAAGAATTGGTTATTTTGCATGAATTACTTCATGTTCATAGTGATTTTGACGGTAAACTTGTTCCACATGATGTAGAAGATTTTAAAGAAATTATTGATGATTATGGTATTGATTGGCTTGTTGATTAAGGAGTATTTTTTTTAATGATTGTTTTAATTTGTGGTTCAAAGCAATCTGGTAAAGATACTGTAGGGAAAATTTTAGTTAATTATTATGGTTTTGTTCGTTTTTCTATTGCTACTAAGATAAAAGAAATTTGTAGAGAATTGTTTAATGTATCAGTTAATGAAATTCATGATGAAATTCCACAACAGTCTCGTGTTGTGCTTCAGAAAGTTGCTAATGCGATGAGATCAATTGATCAAGATGTGTGGATTAATTATTTGATAAAATCTATGTATACAACTGTACAACAAGGTAAAAAAATAGTAGTTACTGATGTAAGATTTGAGCGGGAAATTGATAAATTGAAAGAAGTTTTTCATGATGTAAAAATTGTTGTAATAAAATTGAAGCGTAGAATTGATAATGATGATGATGTAACTGAAACTTCTGTTGATTTAATTTCTGATGATAAAGTTGATTATGTGGTTGAAAATCAAGATTGGACTTATGATTATTTTTTTAATTACATGTTTGCTTTGTGTTCTCGTTTAGGTAATTTGTAATGACAAAACAATTAAAAAAAGATAAAATAGAAGAGCAAGTAAAGTGTATTATTGATAGACGTGTGCAATTATATAAGAAATTATACGAATTAGGTTTACATAAAGATTTAGATAAAAGATTTGTTGATACGTTTATAACTAGATGTTTAGAATATTCATTTGATACACCAGTGGAAGAAGTTATTTATAAAGAATTAGCAAAGGATTTTCAATGGTAAGTAATTTTGTAAATTTACATATTCATTCAGAGTATTCTGCATTAGATGGTTTTATAAGAATTCCACAATTAATTGAGAAATGTAAGCAATTTAAAATGGATGCAGTTGGTATAAGTGATCATGGTACATTAGCTGGTATTTTAGAATTTTATCATGTATGTAAAAATAATAATATTAAACCAATTATTGGATGTGAATTATATTTTGTGCCAGATTTGAAGGTAAAATCATCTAAGAATTTTCATCTTAATGTTTATGCGAAAGATTTTCAAGGTTATAAAAATTTGTTAAAAATAACTTATGAAGGATATAAAGTTGGTTCAGTTAAGGTTTATGAAAGAGTTATTCCGAGAGTTGATTGGAGTATTTTAGAAAGAAATAAAGAAGGTTTAATTGTAACTTCTAGTTGTAGAGTTGGTTATGTGAGTTATTTGTTAGTCAATGGTAAAGAGAAGGAAGCATTAGAAAGTGCTGAACGATTTAGATCTATTTTTGGTGAATTTTATTTAGAAGTTATGCCTCCAATTGATAACGATCAAGTTATTTTAAATAATTTGTTATTACAATTTGCTAATAAAAATAATTTTCCTTTAATATGTTCAACAGATTCACATTATCTTGAACCAGATGACAGGGATGCTCATCATCTTTTACTTGCAATACAATCAAAGACTACTATTTATGATTCAAAGAGGTTAGTTTTTGAGTCGTCACCGTTTTTGTCTGAAGAACAAATGCTTCGATATTTTAGTCAAGATATTATTAATCAAACAAGACAAATAGAGCAGATGTGTGAATTCCCAAGTTATCTTGAAGTTTCAAAATATCAAAAACCGATGTTTAATTTAAAAAATGAAAAGGATTATGAGCAATTTATTCAATGGAGACAAAATAATGGGACTGATGATGAGGAATATGATTATTTGCATTATAAGTGTATGAAGGGTTTTGAACAAAAGCAGTTAAATAAGAGAGAGAATGCTCAAGTTTATCTTGATAGAATGAATTATGAATTAACAATGATTAAAAAGATTGATATTGTGAGATACATGCTTGTTGTACAAGATTATGTTAATTGGGCAAAAAGTCAAGGTATTTTTGTAGGTAATGGTCGTGGTTCTGCTGCTGGTTGTTTATGCTGTTGGCTTCTGAATATTACTAATGTTGATCCTATAAAATATGATTTATTATTTGAGAGATTTATTAATTTAGGTAGATCAGAATCTAATCTTGCTGATATAGATGTTGATTTTGAGCGTGATAGGAGGGATGAAGTGAAACAATATTTAATTAATAAATATGGAAGTGATTGTGTAGCTGAGATTTCCACACATAGTAGGATGAAGGTTCGTGCTTGTGTTCAAGATGTAGTAAGAGCATTAAATTTACAAGGTAATAAAAGTTATGTTTTAGCTAATAAAATTACAAAAACTATACCAGATGATCCAGATATAACATTTAAGGAAGCTTATGAAACATCTGTTGAATTTAAAGAGTATATGGATAAGTATCCTGAAGTTAAAAAATATGTTATTAAGCTTGAAGGAATAATTAGACAATCTGGAGTGCATGCTGCTGGATTGATTATAAGTACTGTACCATTAATTGATTCAATTCCTTTAATTAAACATAATGATGTAATTGCAACTGCATATGATGGTGAAACGTTGAGTGCAGCAGGATATTTAAAAGTTGATTTATTAGGATTAGCATTATTATCGGTTATAAAAGATACTATTATAAATATATCTAAATTAGGTTATAAATTTGATGGTTTTTGGTTAAAAGGATTGCCATTAACAAAAGATTTTAAAGAGAGGGTAAAAAATGAAAAAAATGAGTTTGTTTTAAAAGCGACTAAAGCTTATGCTCTTTTAAGAAATGGATATACAGATGGTATTTTTCAGTTAGAATCTGATGGTATGAAAAAATTATTGTATGATATTCGTGTTAATAGTATTGAAGATATTTCTGCTGTTTTAGCTCTCTATCGTCCTGGTCCATTACAAGCAGGATTAACAAACAGTTATGCTTTGCGTAAATTTGGTAAAGAGGAGATACAATATTTACATCCTAAATTAGAGCCAATTTTGAAAGATACTTATTCAATTTGTTGTTATCAAGAACAATTAATGCGTATTGCTCATGATTTAGCTAATTATACTTTGATTGAAGCAGATGATTTAAGGAGAGCTGTTGGTAAAAAGAAACCAGAGTTAATGCAGGCTAATCGAGAAAAATTTATAAATGGTTGTATTTCAAATAATATTCAAAAAGAGGTAGCAGAACAGATTTGGGATCAAATTGAAAAATTTGCTGGTTATGGTTTTAATAAATGTTTATTATATGATGAGGAGTTAATTGATACAACTGGTAAAATATATAAAATTGGTGAGTTAGTTGGTAAAGATTATACAAAAATCAAGTTTTTTTCTGTTGATGAAAATTTGAATATAATTGAGAATCAAGTAGTTGATGTTTTTTATGTAAATGATTTCGAAGTATTAGAAGTTGAGTTTAGTTATGGTGTAAAAGTTTGTGCTACACAAGATCATAAGTTTTTGTGTTTAGATGGTAAGATGTATACACTTAAAGAGATTATTGATAATAATTATAAATGTATCTTTTTAAAGGATTTTAAGGGAAAAGTAACAGTAGATGTAAAAAGAGTAACTAGTTTAGGTATTCAAAGAGTTTATAGTGTTGAAATGAAAGAGCCTTATCATAATTATATTTTAAGGAATGGTTTAATAAGTGCAAATAGTCATAGTATTTCGTATGCGCTTAATGCGTTTTGTTCTGCTTATTTAAAAGCTAATTATCCATCAGCTTTTTGGGCTGCTTTACTATCAAATGAGGATGTTTTAGAGAAAAGAATTAAATATATAAATAAAGCAAAGCAAATGAATATTAAGTTTTTACCTATTGATATTAATGAGAGTGAGTTAAAATATAAAGTTGTTAGTGATACAGAAATTCGTCGTGATTTTTTAACGTTAAAAGGTGTTGGTAAGGAAGCTATAAAAGAAATAGTAGAAGTACGTAATAATAAAGAAGGAAAACGTTTTGTAGATTTTATTGACTTTATTTTATCAGTAACTAAGAGAAAAGTGAATAGTAGAGTTGTATCAGCTTTGATTAAAGTCGGTGCTTTTGATAGTTTTGGTTATAATCGTAGAACTTTGTATGAAAATTTATCTGCATTATATGAAACAGTAAAGAAATATTATGCTGCTATAGAAAAACGTAGTGATATTAAATTTCAGTTTTATTTTGTACCTTTTGATGATTGGGATTTAAATACTAAATTAAAATATGAAGAAGAGATTTGTGGTGAACCTATTAGTGGACATTATTTTGATCTTTATAAAGATGATGAAGATGATGATAAATTAACTAGTTTAGATAATATTTTTACTGATAAAAAGGTAGGTAATGAAATTAGAAGTGCTAAAGTTCATAATCAAAAAATTAAAGTTATGGTAATGATAAAAAAGGCAATGCCAAAAACTAAAGATTTTATTCGTAATTTTATTGTAGCAGATAGATATGGTGAGATAGAGATGGGTGTTTTAGAAAAATTATATAATAAAGCAATTTTTAAAGAAGGTAATATTATTAAAGCAATTGTTCGAGTTGATATGAGACCAAATTTTGAACAATTTAGGAAAATACAATTTGAAAAACTGGTTAAGTTAGTAAAAGGTTGAGTGCTAAAAATAAAGTTAATTTGCATAAATAAATTTAAGATAAAAGGAGGACTAGATGATAGTAAATCCAAAAATTGTATTAGAATCAGGGTATGTAACAAAATTTGATGGGTGTTTAGATATTAATATTGAGGAGCAATGTCAACAGGTTGGTATTGATGTTCGTGTTGATTTAATTGCTAGAGTAGCTGGGCCAGTTCAAATGAGTGATGCTGATGATGAAAAGATCAGGCCTACTTATTTTCCTTTAGTTTTGGATAAATTTGGTTTTTTCCATTTACAAGCAAATTATGCTTATGTTGTTGATACAATGGAGTATATTCAAGTACCTAATAATATGACAGCATTTCTTATTCATAGATCTTCGTATAATAGATCTGGTATATTATGTGTTAGTGCAGTATTTGATCCTGGTTTTCGTGGTCGTATAGGTTGTACAATGTATCCATCTGTAGATGTGAGCATTAAGTGGGGTTCAAGATTAGGGCAGATTGTTTTTATGGAAGCTGATGCTGCTTCTTTATATGTTGGTCAATATCAAGATCAAAAGTAATTTTTTATAACTTGATTTTTTGTTAAAATATATTATATATTATAATATAAATTTTAATATTTTTAATAATATAGAAAAGAGAGGTAAAAAAAGATGAAATGTGAATCATGTGGTGAAACTATTTATATTAGAATGAAAGCAGCTTTATCTAGTAATTCGTGTCCTTTTTGTGCGAATGAGATTATGTCTGAAGATAGAATGCAGCAATTTAAATTATTATTATCTACAGTTTCTAAAATGAAGTTTAGTGATTTAATATTAATTGATCAAAGAATTAAAGAGAGGATTATTGAAACTTTTATTGAAAATTTTGAAATTAGGGAAAGAAAAGAGAGATACCAAGATCAAATAGAGACTGATGATATTACGGAGCAGGAAGAAGAAGTAGTAGAAGAAAAAGCACCGTTAGTAAGATCACTTCATAAGAAAAAAATCAAAAAAGTTAGTGAAAATTCAATTAATGATGTAACAAAGCTAAAGGAAATTTATGAGAAATTTGCAGATAGTCAGTACAATGAGGGTGACAATATTACAAATATTACTGATGATTCTGGTAAAAGTGAAGATGATTTTTTAACTGATGAGGAGATTAATGCTTTTTATAATAGTCAAGTAACATTACCATCAGAATTACAAGAAAAAGTTGAAAGACTTAAAAGTAAATTAAAAAAGTGAGATTAATTGAACATGAAAAAAAGAGTTTTAGTAAAAGATATATTAGGTATTGAATCTGATTTTGATATTATGAAAATTGATTTAACGGAGATTGTTAATGCAATTGATCAGATTCCATCTAATGGTGTTATTGATATTAATGTAGCAGAGAAATTAGCTACAAATTGGTTACGTTCTGCTGATAGATGTGGTGAGTTGCTTGCGTTAGCAGCTAGATGGAAAGGTATTAAAGATACTGAGAAGAAGAGTGAATTTGCACAAGCTGGTTTGAGAACTGGACAATCGTCTGCAATTGCACAGAAGGAGCTTGCTGCAATGGATGATGAATATATAAAAAAATCTAATGATTATACTGATGCTGAAGGTTTTTATATTTTAATTCAACAAAAATATCAGACTTTATTAGCAGCTCATTATTTAGCAAAAGAGATTATGAAGAAGCATTATCAAAATGAAGTAGCTGGAGGGGGGTGGAATAGTAAAGGAGGGGAAGAATCTTTTAATAACGAATATTTCGTTGGGCCATTAAATGATTTTAATGATCCAAATGCAGATGTTTAGAAAAATAATAATAAAGGGGGAATGATGATGGATAGAAAAATTGGTGAAATTGATTGGGATGAAGCTGAAGTTAATATAAGTACTACTGGTAGTATTTTTGTTAATTTAGAAGAAGGTGAAACACGATTACGAATTGTTTCAAAACCATATCAATATTATTTTCATTGGATTGAGGATATAACTGGTGCACGTCGTAAAGTTAATTGTGCTTTGAATGGTTGTCCTGTATGTGCAGAAGGTGATCAACCTAAAGTGCATTGGTTAATAAAAGTACTTTTGAGAAATAAAGATGGTTCACCTTCAGCTGTTAAAATTTTAGATATAGGTCCTCAAATTTTTGGACAAATTCGTGAATTGAATCGTGATCCAGAATGGGGTAAGGTATCTGAATATGATGTGAAAATAATTCGTGGTCGTAAAGGTTCAAATCCTTTGTATAAAACTCATCCATGTAATAAGACTGATTTTACTGAAGAAGAAAAAAATATGTTACGAAAAGCAAAAGAGGAAATTAAAATTGATGAATTGGTTAAGCCATGGTCAGTTGAAAAAATTAATGAAGCAATTCATGGAAGAAAATCAACCAATGAAGATGATTTTGATATTAAGTTGAGTGATACTGATACTGAAAGTCTTCAAAATATACAAGATGATTTTTTAGATTTATAATTTAATTTTTTTTATTAAAAAAACAAACTGAGGTAATAATGTATCTTGGATTAGATTTAGCATTAATGCATGTTGGATGGACAGTTCTTAATAAATATGGTGAGAAAGTTCAATCTGGAACAATACAGTTTAAATTAGATATTAAACAAAATGAGAAAAAGAAATTGTTGTGTGAAGAACAGAATGTATTACGTTATAAGAAAAAAAAGTTATTGTGTGGAGAACAAAATATATTACGTCTTTTATATATTGAAAATGAGATAATTAATTTGCTTAATAAGTATCGTATAAAGTATATTGCAATTGAGGGTTATGCTTATTCAGCTCGAGGTAGTGCAACTATTAATATTGGTGAATTAGGTGGTATTATTAGATGTTTGTTATATAAAAAGGGTTATATGTTTTATATTTTTCCTCCTACACAAGTAAAATTATTTGCTACAGGTAAAGGGAATTGTCATAAAGATTTAATTTTATTAAATATTTTTAAGAATTTTAATGAAGAATTTAAGAATTCTGATGAAGCTGATTCTTTTGTAGTTGCAAAGATGCTTTTTTATTTATTAAATTTAAAGAAAAAGAAAATTAGTAAAGAACAATTAAGATCTTATGAACAAAAAGTACTTGAAAAAATTTTGACAGAAGGAGAGGTTATTGGATGTCAGTTCAAAAAAGTTTGAGTAAAGCGTTAGAAGATTTTCGTAAAGTATTTGGTTCATCATCAATTTATGGTGCTAATGAAACTTTTTGTGCTCCTGTTCAATCGATTTCAACTGGTAGTTTTAATATAGATGATATAATTGGTGTTGGAGGGGTACCTAGAGGAAGAATAGTTCAAATAGCAGGAAGAGAAAGTAGTGGTAAAACTTTATTGGCACTTGAGATAGTGAAACAGGCACAGAAAGAGGGAGGATTAGCTTATTATATTGATGCAGAGTTTGCTCTTGATAAAAAGTGGTTAGTTAGTCTTGGTGTAGATTTAGATAGGCTTTTAATTAGTCAGCCATCAACTGCTATTCAAGCTTTTGAATTACTTTTAGGAAGAAGAAAGAGTAATGTGCCTGGTATATTAGAAAATCAAGCTTTTTTGGATTTAGGATTAAGTGTTATTGTTTTAGATAGTATTGCTGCTTTGATACCTCCACAAGAAGACGATTCTGATATTGGTAAATCTAATATTGCTTTATTAGCTCGTT